GGCGGGACCGGGACTGCATACGGCGTAACCGGCGGGACATTCTGAGGTAAATCATGGCAGCAGTTAATTACACACCAATCTCGCTGTACTACAGCGCAACGGCCTCTGCTGTTCCGCTTGCGGCAAACCTAGTCAGTGGTGAGTTGGCGATCAACATCAACACCGCTGACGGCAAGTTGTATTACAAAGACAGTGCTGGCGTTGTGCAGTTGTTGGCCCAGAAGGGCGGTGGTATTGGAACATCATCAACCACGCAGATCCTGTACAACAGCAGCGGGAGCGTTGCTGGATCGGCCAATCTGACGTTCAACGGCACAACCCTAACGGCTAACACAATCAGCGCAACCAACGCGATTGGAGTGGCTTCTGGGGGCACTGGAGCGGCTACATTCACGGCAAACAACGTATTGCTTGGGAACGGAACTTCGGCGTTCCAAGTAGTGGCTCCGGGCACAACAGGAAACGTACTAACGTCTAACGGTACTACTTGGCAAAGTACAGCACCTGCGGCGTCTGGTGTATCTCAGGCGAAAGCCACAATGATTTCGTTAATTTTTGGCGCAATTTAAGGACCCGTCATGGCAAATCCAAACTTACTTGCCGCAACGACGGCACTTGGCACCACCACTTATCTCACACCGTCTGGAACAACAGCGGTTGTGCTTATTCCAAACGCGGCGGCATCTGGGCAGGTCTTCAAGATTAACCAGATCGTTGCTACCAACGTCAACGGCTCGTCTGCTGTAAACGCCACGGTAAGTGTCTATACCAACGGCGCTGTCGCACAGGGTTCTGCGCCATCAGGCGGAACGGCGTATCCAATTGCTTCGACCATCTCGGTCCCTGCAAACGCTGCACTGATTGTAGTGGACAAGACCACGCAGTTGTACCTGCAAGAAGGCACATCAATCACAGTGACTTCCGGCACAGCAAGCGGCATCACTTACAGCATCTCCTACGAAGTCATCAGTTAAGGACTAGCGCCATGTCCATGCGCTACAAGGGTGCTATAAACAAGCCGGGGTTCAACCCGCTTGGCGCTCAAACTTCGACTACTTTTTATAGTTTGTATATTTGGGGAAGTAATAACCAAGGGCAATTGGGACTTGGTAATACAACTATTTATTCGTCTCCAAAACAAGTAGGCTCTTTAAATTGGTCAGTTGTAGCAGGTGGTTCGCTCAGTAGTTTTGCTATTAAACCCGATGGCACTCTTTGGTCTTGGGGATATAATTTAACTTACGGCGTTTTAGGACTGGGTGATACAACAAACCGTTCATCACCAACTCAGGTTGGCGCGTTAACCAACTGGAAAACAATTTCTTCTAGTAATGGCTCGTACAATGCTGTTGCAATCAAAACAGATGGAACTTTGTGGACTTGGGGTTATGGTGGAAATGGTACGCTCGGAATAGGAAACACAACAAATTATTCATCTCCTAAACAAGTTGGCGCATTAACAAATTGGTCAAAAGCAAGTGTTAACAACGCCGCTTGTTTTGCAATCAAAACTGACGGAACTCTTTGGTCTTGGGGGAATAATAGTAACGGTCAATTGGGATTAGGAAATACAACTTATTACTCTTCTCCGAAACAAGTTGGCGCATTAACCACATGGGCAATTATTGCAACCGGAGGTGGAGCCGGTGTGTATGCAATCAAAACAGACGGCACGCTATGGTCTTGGGGGAATGGTACTTATGGAAAACTTGGCTTAGGAAACACAACTTATTATTCTTCCCCAAAACAAGTAGGTGCGTTAACTAATTGGTCGGCTGTTGTAGGTCAATTTTACGCCGCTGGAGCACTCAAGACTAATGGAACAGTTTGGTCTTGGGGATATAACCTTCAAGGTCAACTTGGTATAGGCAATACAACTTATTACTCTTCCCCTAAACAAATTGGGGCGGCAACAGATTGGGCTTCAATATACGCCGGTGGCCAACAATCTTTTTCCATAAAAACAAACGGAACTTTATGGGCATGGGGCCAAAATGGTTCTCAAGGAACCCTTGGGCTAAATGATACTACAAACCGTTCGTCACCAACTCAAGTAGGTGCTCTAACATCATGGCTGTCTGTAGCGGGTGGTTATTCTCATATATTAGCCCTAGGATAGAACATGGCAACTACAATAGTAACAGGCGTTCGGTATTCAGGGCTATGGACACGTTCCCAGCAGTTGCAGGCTATTGGCGCTGGTACTTGGACTGGACAAAAGTTTTTGTATGCATGGGGATACAATGCGGTTGGGGCGCTTGGTTTGGGTGATACAACAACCCGTTCGTCACCAACTCAAGTTGGTTCATTAACTACATGGTCACTTTTTGACACAGCGCCAACTTCGAATGCACAAAATACAATTGCAATTAAAACAGATGGGACGTTATGGACTTGGGGTAATGGCGCAAGTGGTGGACTGGGGCTTGGGAATATAACTTCTTATTCTTCTCCAAAACAAGTTGGCGCTTTAACAAACTGGTTAAAACCAACGGCTGGGGTTAAATGTGCGTTTGCAATTAAAACAGATGGCACCTTATGGAGTTGGGGAAAAAATGATACGGGACAACTAGGGTTAGGAAATACAACATATACTTCATCCCCCAATCAAGTTGGAGCATTAACAACATGGTCAACTGTAGCGTGTGGTGGAAATCATGTTCTTGCAACAAAAACCGATGGAACTTTATGGGTTTGGGGGCAAGGTTTTTATGGTGAGTTGGGATTAGGAAATACAACCAATTATTCGTCTCCTAAACAACTTGGCGCTTTGACAACGTGGCTTAATGTTGCTTGTGGTTATACATCATCATATGCTGTAAAAACAGATGGGACTTTGTGGGCATGGGGCAGAAACAACATTGGACAACTTGGCCTTGGTAACACAACAAACTATTCTTCCCCAAAACAAATTGGAGCATTGACTGCATGGTCATTTCCGTCGGGTGGTCAAGCATTTGCCAGTGCCACAAAAACTGATGGAACTTTATGGTCATGGGGCGCTAATGGTTCGGGTCAACTTGGGTCTGGGACTTCGACTGACCGTTCCTCTCCAGTACAAGTTGGTGCTCTTACAAATTGGTCAACAATATCGTGTGGGCTAGTTGCAATGGCGGCATTAAAAACAGACGGAACGCTTTGGACTTGGGGCAACGGCGGCACCGGGGCGCTTGGCTTGGGTAACACAACCAATTATTCTTCTCCCAAACAAGTTGGCTCATTAACTTCTTGGTTAAAAATTTCTGCTCGTTATGCCGTTTTTGGAATAGCATCAATATGAACAAAACACTTCACTTTCTTTCTGGTATCCCACGGTCTGGCTCGACCGTGCTTGCGGCTATTCTTAACCAGAACCCGATGACCCATGTCTCAACGACATCCGGGTTGGTTCATGCGTTGGATGGGTTGGCAAACACTTGGCACTCTGCTGGATTGCTCAACGAAAATGATCCAGAACGGAAGAAGTTGGCGCAGACCATGCGCGGGGCGATTGATGCGTTCTACGAAGACACCGACAAGCCGGTAATCATTGACAAGTCCCGTGGCTGGCCTATCGGTCAAATCATGGGCGCAATGTCTCAGGTCCTAGAACGTCAGCCCAAGATCATTGCTACGGTGCGCTCTGTGCCTGATTGCGCGGCATCGTTCATACGGGTAGCCAAGCCGCAAGACTTGGAAGAGTTCATGGCTACGGGGCAGTTGATGGATCATCTCCGGGCGGCATACATCAGCCTTCAGGACGGTTACCAATACGCGCCAGAGAACTTCCTGTTCGTGGAGTATGAAGACCTTATCCGTGACCCGCAAAGCCAACTGGAGCGCATTCATGCGTTTCTAGAACTGCCTCCGTTTGAGTACGACCTGAAGAACATCGACGGGTCAAGCGTCAAGGAAGACGATGAGAATCTGCATGGTTACGTTGGAATGCACGACGTAAAGCCGGTGTTGGCTAAACAGCACTATGAAGACCCGCGTGACTTGCTCAAGCATCACTACTCGGCGTTCTGTCAGCCTGAGTTTTGGTTAGAGAAGCCTCGGACCCTGCCAGAGTTGCACGACTTAGACCTTCAGTTGGCGGCATCCACAATGGGTGACTTTGCTGAAGGCTGGAGGCTGTCGCAGAAACTTGAGGCAGAAGAACCGCATAACCACCGCGCCGCGTACAACCGGGGCTGGTACTACTTGCGCCAAGGGCAGATTCAGAAGGGCTACCAGTTGATGGACCGGGGCCGTTTGGTGGGTGTATTTGGAAACAAGCGCCCGGACGCGCCAACGAATCAGTGGGACGGCAAGACCCGTGGCGTTGTGATGTTGTACCTTGAGGGTGGCTTGGGTGATCAGATCCATCAAATTCGTTATGCAAAGCATATTGCTGACCGTGGTTGCAGGGTTGTTGTATCTTGTTCTGGTCCCCTTGCAAGTCTATTTGCGGGTGTCAAAGGTGTTTCGGCGGTAGTTCAGCACGAAGCCACGTTTGGCATTTACCACGATTTTTACGTTGCCGGGATGTCGGCTGTTGTCCCGCTTGGTTTTGAACTCAAGGACATATCCGGTGCGCCGTACCTTGAGAAACCGATGACCATCAAGGGTCGCAAGAAGCGCATTGGATTGCGGTGGCAGGGCCAATCGCGGTTTGAGCACGAGCACCACAAGAAGTTTCCGTATGACCTGTTGTTTAACGCGGTCAAGGATGCAGACGCTGAGTTCATTAGCCTTCAGCGTGACGAGGGTTCGGATGCTTGTCCAAGTTGGGTAAAGCAAGTGCCACTAAACTCTTGGGAAGACACGCGACAGGCGGCGGCAAGTTGTGACTTGGTGATTTCGTCCTGCACTAGCGTGAGTCATCTGGCGGCGGCGATGGGCGTGGAGACTTGGGTGATTACGCCGGTCATGCCTTATTTCTTGTATGCTATCGAGGGCGAGCGCACCCCGTATTACGACTCTATGCGGTTGATTCGGCAAGAGGTGTATGGTGACTGGACCCACCCGTTTAAATCCGTTGCAGAGCGTCTAGAGCGTCCAAAACTTAGGAGCGTGGCATGAGTGAACGCTGGCCCGGAGGGATAGTTTCTGCGACCGCTCCAACGGTCAGCGTCGCTTCCGCGTCCGGTATTTGGACGATGGACCAAGCCAATTATTATATTGCAAATGGCACATGGCCTTATCCGGGGTATGGTTTTGGTTTGTGGGCTTGGGGGTACGGCATAAACGGAGAGTTGGGTTTAGGAAACACAACTAATTATTCGTCACCCAAACAAGTGGGTTCGTTAACATCATGGTCTAAAGCATTTACTGGTCAACAACAAAGTTCATTTGCAATAAAAAACGACGGTACGCTGTGGACGTGGGGCGGCAACAATCTTGGACAATTGGGACTTGGAAACACAACATCGTATTCTTCGCCAAAACAAGTTGGTGCTCTTGCAAACTGGTCACAAATAGCAGTAACAAACGGCTCTAGTACACTTGCAATAAAAACAGATGGTACGCTTTGGTCATGGGGGCAAGGCGGCAATGGCATGTTGGGGTTTGGAAATGTGACAAATTACAGTTCTCCAAAACAAGTTGGGGCGTTAACAAATTGGTTAAAACTTACAACAGGTTATGCATATACTGCACATGTTTTGGCTGTAAAACAAGATAATACATTATGGGCATGGGGGTTAAATACATATGGAAACCTTGGTTTAGGAAACACAACTAGTTATTCTAGTCCCAAACAAGTTGGGTCTTTAACAAATTGGCTTTCTATTGCAACTTCATATTATGCAAGTTACGCAATTAAAACAGATGGAACACTTTGGTCATGGGGCAATAACACCTATGGAAACCTTGGTTTAGGAAACGCCACTCAATATAACTCCCCAAAACAAGTTGGTGCTTTAACCAATTGGTTAAGTATTTCAGCGGGGTTTTATGGTCCAATGGCACTTAAAACCGATGGGACAATGTGGGGATGGGGGAAAAATAGTGGCGGTTGCGCTGGTAGATTGGGTTCTGGAAGTGTTACAAATTATTCATCGCCAATACAAATTGGTGCATTAACAACATGGTCAAAATTATCTGCTAGTGCATATGCAGGTGCTGCAATAAAAACAGATAAAACATTGTGGGTGTGGGGCCAAGGTTCAACATATGGGATGCTTGGGCTTGGCAACATGACTAATTATTCTTCTCCAAAACAACTTGGTTCACTTGCTTCTTGGACAGATATAAGCGTTGGACAACAATATATGTTTGCAATTGCATCTTAATTTCTCATAGGAGTCTTAAATGACACATTTTGTTCGCGTAGTTAATGGTGAAGTCAAAGATGTGTGGGACACCCCACCGTCAGAAGGTGTTGGCAACAACGGATGGCGTAATGCTATCGAGGTGCGGCCAGCGATTACTCCTCACCGTCAAGGGTACACCGCGCACCGCTTTGACTTGAATGTAGACCCAGTGCAAATCATCTGGGATACCTACGACATCTCGGTTGACGACCGCAAGAATGGGATGAAGGCTAATGTTGGCTTTCAGTTCCAGCAGGTTGTGATGGAGCAGACTCGGTTGCAGATGTCGACCAACCCCAACGAGCAGTACGACGCGACTGCGGTTGAGACGGCGCGGCAGGCAATCTTTACGAAGCAGGCGGCAATTGACGCGGCAACCACTCACGACGAGTTGGATGCGCTTCTGTGAAGATTCTGATTTGCGGACTCCCCGGTTCTGGCAAGACAACGCTCGCGCAAGCACTCATTAAGAGGTTGCGCGGGTACACGGTTGACTGGTTCAACGCTGACGCTGTCCGTGCGAAGTACAACGACTGGGACTTCAGCAAGGCTGGGCGGGAGCGTCAGGGCATCCGGATGATGTTGTTGGCGCAGAAGTCAACGGCTGAGTTTGTGATTGCAGATTTTGTTGCTCCGTACCCAGACGTTCGGGAAAACTTCAAACCGGACGTTTTGATTTTCATGGATACGATTAAGAACAGCCGTCACCGGGATACGGACAAGGTGTTCATTGCGCCGACAAACCCAAGTTTCCGAGTGACGGAGATGGACGCAGAGAAGTGGGCGCATATTATAGTTGACCGGATTCTTGAGCCAGAGTTTGCGGAAGTTTGATTGTGAACAAGTACTACATCAGGTTCAACACCAAGCACAACGGGTCGAATTTGGTGTGGCGAATTTTTGAAAATGGCGTAGAGCATTTAGCGGCGGACGTTCGGGTGATTGGCGAAACCTTCACCGAGCCTACACAAGAGTGTGGCGAGATCAAATGGAACATGGCTTGCCATGGGTATATGACGATTGACCGGGAAACCTCAACTGCAATTATTAGAGGCTTTGACTGACATGGTTACCGTATCGGACGTAGAACACAAGATTGATGCCCATGTGGACGTTTGTGCCGTCCGATACGAGGGTATAGAGCGTGAGATGAAGGGTGTTCACGCAAGGATTAAGCGCTTAGAGCAGATCTTGATCACCGGTGGCGGTGCAATTATTATGTTGCTCGTGACGATGATGATGAAGGGGCATTGATGACTGAGAAGTTAGAAGCCAAGTCTCAACTCATTGAAAAAACCGCATTTGCGGTTCTTCCAATTCTCTTCACTTGCGTGGTGTATCTGATGTCGTCGCTCGACAAGTTGAGCAACGATGTGACTGTTCTAAACGCAAAGATCAGTCTTGTGGTTACCAGTGACAACAAGCAAGCCACCAACAGTGGTGCTGAACTAGCGCGGGAGAAACTGCGTCAGGACCTTGAGAAGCAGATAAACGAGAACCGGGAACTGATTCACATCAACCGTGAGCGCATCGTGATTCTTGAAGAGCGGATGAAAAAGTAATGGCCGAATTCAATCCAGCGTTTGAGAAGATGATCCACGACGAGGGTGGGTACCAATTAACTGACATTCCGGGTGACCGGGGAGGGCAAACTTATGCAGGAATCGCAAGAAAGCCAAATCCAGACTGGAAAGGATGGCACTTCATTGATCTCAAGGATTTCGGATCGGCTACTCCTTTGGTTCGTGAGTTTTACAAGTCTAATTTCTGGGATCGTGTCCGAGGTGACGACATTAAGGAACAGGCTATTGCCGAGACCATCTTCAACTTTTCAGTCAACACCGGAACCGGCGTTGCCATCAAACTTTCCCAACTCATCGTCGGAGTTACTCCAGACGGCGCAATCGGACCAAAAACCGTTGAACGGTTGAATATCTGTACGGCGGAGAAGTTTCTTCCTGCTTACGCTTTGGCAAAGATTAGCCGGTACGCGCAAATCTGTAACAAAGACCGCAGCCAGTCCAAATTCCTTCTTGGTTGGATTAACCGTACATTGTCCGGACTAAAGTAATGGATCTTATAGGCATAGGCTCAATAATTGAAGGCGTTGGCAAGGTCGCGGGTGACCTCATCACAACGGATAAAGAACGCCTTCAAATGGCGTTGGAAGACCGCAAACTGGACCTTGAAGAGAAGAGGATTGACCAAGAGACCGATTTGGCTCAGGTTGAAGTCAATAAGATTGAAGCGGCAAGTTCTAGCGTATTTGTCAGTGGCTGGCGTCCTGCTGTGGGCTGGGTTGGGGTTCTTGGCTTGGCTTACCAGTTCTTAGGTTACCCGTTGATGCAATGGCTCTGGGCTTTTGGTCAGGGGGTAGATATAATCCCAAAGGAACTGCACCCGCCTCCTGATCTTGACGTTGAGCAATTGATGACTCTTCTTGCGGGTCTCCTTGGTTTTGGTGGGATGCGTAGTTTTGAGAAGCACAAAGGGGTGGCATCAAAATGACCGTTGCTAGCGTCATGACGTACGACAGTTTGGTCGATGACATTGCCACCTACCTTGAGCGCAATGACACGGCTACGCTGCAGAAAATTCCGCAGTTCATCATGTTCGCGGAGCAGGTCATTGCGTCTGAGATTAAGTTCCTTGGGAACCTGACGGTGGCCGATGGAACAATGACGGCTAGCAACCCGGTGTTAGACAAACCTGCCCGGTGGCGCAAGACGGTTTCGTTTAACGTCACGATTGGTGGCGAGCGCTCTCCGGTGTTCTTGCGCAAGTACGAATATTTGCGTGAATATTGGCCAGACGATACGCAGACGGGGCTTCCTGCGTTCTATTGTGATTACGACTACACCCACTGGCTCGTGGCTCCTACTCCTGCGGCAGCGTACTCGTTTCAAGTGCTGTACTACGAGCGTAATCAGCCGTTAGATTCAACCAACCAATCCAACTGGTTTACCCAGTACGCGCCTCAGGCGTTACTGTATGG